GGTGAGGTCGATCACCTCATCGGCCAGGCCTGCGGCGACGGCATCCGTCCCGCGGAAGGTGGCAGCCTCGGTCGCCAGCGCCGCATCTTGGTTCAGACGCTCAGCGCGGCCTGCAGCGACGGTCTCGGCGAAGAGGAACCGCAGCACATCGATCTCGCGCTGGATGTCGTCCTGGACGTTTTCGGGCAGTGGCTCGTAGGGATTGCCGTCGACCTTGTGCTGGCCGGAATGGATCAGTGTGACCCGCACACCATCCTGATCGAGCTGGCCGCTGAGATCGGCATGCATCATTACGACGCCGATGCTGCCGACGGCACCGGTGCGCGGCAGCAGGATCCGGTCCGCCTGGGAGGCCAGCGCATAACCCGCCGAGAAAGCGTGCTCGGCGACGAATGCCCAGACGGGCTTGTCGCGGCGCAGGGCCCGGATCTGATCCGCCAGGTCAAAAACGCCGGCAACCTCGCCACCGAAGCTGTCGATTTCGAGCGCCACCGCGCGCACGGACGGATCGCGTTTTGCAGCCTCGATCTGCGCCGCGATCCCTTCGTAGCTGGTCTGGCCCGAGGACTGTCCGATCCAGCCTCCGCGATGGATTAGAACGCCCGCGATCTCGATCACGGCGATGCCGTCGACAACCGGGTAGGGCGCATTGCCATGTTGCTGCAGACGCTCGGTGAGGTTTCCGGCCAGAATGCTGGCGCGGGCGGGTGTCGCGGCCGTGATGTCGTGTGCCGCGTAGCCGTCCGAAAGCTCTACCTGTCGTCCTAGAATGCGCGTCCCGAGCCCTGACAGAAAAGCCATGGCCTTGGTGGGTTCAACCAGCAGTGGCGTGTTGAAAGCGCGCGCGGCAATGCGGGCATGGAGCATCAGGCTTGGTCCTCGTCAGGGCGCGGGCGGTCTTCCGCGTCATCGGTCTCATTGTTTGGCTCGGCCTCATCGTCCTCGATAGGAACCGCCTGCACGCCTTGCGCGGGCGATCCTGGCCGGCGGAAATCAAGGCCCAGTGCACGTTCGCGTTCCCGCTCGGATGCGATTTCCCGATCAACTTGCTCCGCGTCATAGCCGCGTTCGGCGATGGCCTGCGTTCGGGATTTCAGGCCCGCCTCGATCTGGGCGATTTCGGCATTGGCGTCTTTCAGCGGGTCGACCCAATCCCATTTGGTGGGGAGCCAGTCGGCGGCCAGCATGCGCGGGCGCTCGGCCTCGTAACCGGGGAGGGGCAGTGCGCCAGACAGCACGGCCAGATCAAGCCAGCGCGCATAGACTGGGCGGCAGAGCTGGTAGACCATGACTGAGTGCTGCCAGGCCGAGACCCGGCGGCGGAACTCGATCAGCGCCAGGCGCGAGTTCGAGAAATTCCCCTTCACCATGTCATTGGCGAGGTAGGGATAGGGGATCCCGAGCGCAGCCGAGATCTGCAGCAGCGTCCGATACTGGAATGGCTCATAGGTCGCGCCGCTATCGGCGGGCTGACCCACGGTCACATCCTCGCCGGGATCCAGTCGCACGATTTGGCCTGGGCTGATCTCCATGCCCGCGGGCATCGCGTCATCGTCCAAGGGGGCGAGCGGGTTCTCGGGGGCAGGGGAGGTCACGAACATCGCATACATCGCTGCGACCTTTTTCCGATCGAGTTCGGCGTCGTCGTATTGATCCAGCAGGAAGAGCTTCACGATTGCCGGTGCCAGTTTGGACACACCACGCAGCTGACCACCCTCGACTGGGTCGATGACGTGGATCACCTCCGAGGCGGGCACGCGGACAATCTCACCAGACAGTCCAGGATCGGTACTGTCGCCGGGATGGCGGCGGAAGAAGTGATAGGCGACGCGCCGTCCAATCCGGTCGAACTCGATCCCCTGGCGGATGGCATTACCGTTGCGCGCTAGGCCTGTCTCATGAAGGGGCAGCATTTCCGAGGGCAGCATCTGCAGCTGGAGGGGGACCGTCAGCCCGTCCTCAACGCGCCGGGGGCGGATCCGTACGAAGACTTCGCCCGCGAGGAACACCTCGCGCGCGGCGCGGCGCTGCAGCCCGTAGAAATCTGTCAAGCCCTCGGCATCGGCCTCATCGGTCCAGGCGAGCCAGAGCCGCTGCAGCTCTTCCTTTTGGGCGGCATCGGCCAGTTTCGAGATCGGCTTGATGCCATTGCCGACGGTGTTGGCGGCCCAGCTTTCGACCGCGTTCACGGCATAGCCATTGTTGCGCACAAGCCAGCGCGCGCGGGCTGTGATGTCGGGCCCAGCCGCTGCGATCAGTGCGTTCACATGCGCGCGTGTCGCCTGGAACCCGCGCAGGCGCCTATGGTGCTGACCCGCATCGAAGCCACCGATGAAGGCCCCGAGGCGCTGACGCCAGTTCATGGCACCGCCCATCACAGGTCCTTCACAGCATGCGGACGGAGCACGCGCCCAGCGCCGCGCTCGAGTTTGGCAATGCGCCGTTCGACATCGCTGATCGCCGCGGCAAGCTCGGCATCGGTGCCGTAATTCACCGTCTTGCCATCATAGCTCACGGACCGCGTGCCGCTGTAGCGCGCCGCCAAGAGCGCGCTGTGGCGGAGTTTCAGCTCGTCGAGGGTCATTCGTCATTCCATGTATTTGGGCGTGCTGATTTTCCAGCCGCGCCGCCGGGACGTTGCGATCCGCCCCGCCTGCGGTTCTGTTGATTTCTCGGGCTCGGCCGTTTGCGAGGTGACAGCGGTTTCGATACCGGCCTGCTTCTCCAACTGTCGCCACATCCGTTCGTCGAAACGGTCGGCGCCGAGGATCCACGCGGCAGCCCGCGCGTAGACCCGTGTGTCCAGCGCTTCGTTCCTCTCGCGCATCTTTTGCCATTCCTGGCGGGCGTAGCCGCGCCGATCGCGGATGGTGACCAGTTGTTCGGCCACCAGCTGCTTGAGCCATTCGCTGTCCGCCCAGTCGGGCAGGTGGATCATGCCCGCAGGGTTGGGAGCGCCCAGCGCGCAATCCTCATCGGACGGTCGCTCAAGGCGCAGATAGCGATAGGTCTCGGCCTTGAAGGTGGCCGTGGCCACCGTCCAGAGCCGAGCGCCTCGTTTCAGCTTGCGTCCATTCACCGTCGCATCGACGAAGGTGGGCCCCGACACCGGTGTCGCCCGGTTGAAGCCCTCAAGCCCTTTCACAGGTGCGACCAGCGCAATGCCCTGCGCCCGTGCCCAAGCGTAGACGGCAGAGGTCTCAAAGCCGGTATCGATGGCCAGCTTGGCAAGCGGCATCACCGCGCCGTTCTCATGCACCCAAGTTTGGCCAAGCAGCTCTGTCACTGCTTGCCAGCAGGCTGGATCACCAGGGCCGCCCGGAAGCACGATGTGGTCAACCAGCCAGCTCTCTAGACCTCGACCCCAGGCCCAGACGTCGATCTCGATCCGGTCCTTTTGGACGTCCGCCCCTGCGGTCAGGAACAACCCACCCATCGGGATCTGCGCGGCAAACACCTCACGGCGGTCTGCAAGCCGCTGCCATTCCGGCGCATCGCCGCTTTCCACCCAGGTCTCGCCCAGAAGCGTGTTCCGCGCCGCGCGCAGCATCTCGTCCGAGCCCTGGGCCGTCAGCCAGTCCCGCGCGATCTGCTCCCAGCTCTTCCAGCCGATCGGCGAATACAGCGCCGAGAGGTGGAACCCGATCGCATTGGGATCAGCACTGGTTGCCGTCGCCCGCCATTCCCCTAGCGCCAGCATGTCCGTCTTGTGGTGCTCGGCGATCGGGCGCTCGCAGCCCTCGCAGGCATAGGCCGCGGTTTCCGGCCGGCCCTTGTCCCAGCGCAGCCGTTCAAACTGCAGCCATTGCATCTGGCCGCAATGCGGGCAGGGCACGAAATACCGTCGCTGGTCGCTGGCCTCGAACTCGCGCTCGATCCGGCTCAGCCCCCGGATAGTGGGCGTCGAGACCATGAATACCTTGCGTCGATGCGCAAAGGTTGTGGTCCGCGCCTCGGCGAGGCTCACTGGATCGCCTTCCTCGTCAGCCGAGGCCGGATAGGCATCGACCTCATCCAGAAACACATAGCGCGCCGGCATCGAGCGTAGGCCGGTCGCGCTGTTCGCTCCCGTCAGCACCAGAATGCCGCCGGGAAACTCCTTCGACAGCATCGAGTTGCCCGCATCGCGCGACCGCGCCGGTTGCACACGTTCCTTGAGCGCCGGGCTGTCCTCGATCAACGGATCGATCCGGCCCCGCGATGTCCGCTTGGCCATCTCCACGGTGGGCAACACCGCCAGCATGGGGCCGGGCGCGTGATGGATCACAAAGCCGATCCAGTTGTTGCCGGCTTCCGTTGCGCCGACCTGAGCGGCCTTCATGAAGCTGATCCGCTGCGCTGGGTGGTTTGGCGACAGCGCATCCATGATTGCGCGTAGGTATGGAGTTCGAGCCGTGCGATATTGCCCGGGTTCAGCCGAGGCCCGAGAGGACAGTTTCCTGTGCTTATCTGCCCATTCGGATACGGTCAGGTCAGGGTCGGGCCGCATCCCACGACGCCAAGCGCGCAGGATATCCTCGGCGCCATCAAAGGCGAGATCGAGGCCATCGGTCAGATCAGATGTGTTCTCCTCATCATTCAAGCGAGACCCTGAGGTCGGCCAGGGCGTCGAGCTGCTCTCGGACATGGGTTTCCAACACCCTCTGCAAGATCGCAGTCTCGATCGTCACCGCCTTGCCGGATGCCTTCTCCATATCTGCGGATAATTGTGCAGCCATCAAGGCCGCGACTCGGGTGGGCCAGGTGACCCAAAGATCCCGCTCCTGACGGGCCAAACGAAACACCAGCGTCTCGGCCCGCGCGCGATCCACTAACACGCCCTTTTTCTTCTGAATCGAGAGCTGACGCTCCTGCGCCTGATAGACGGTTAGCGCCGTCCGGGCCTTGATGTAGGATGTGCTGTCACCGGGACCTGAGACTGTAGGCCCCTCACTTGTTGCACCGAAACCACCACGTGAGCGTATCTGTTGATCCGGATCGGTCGCTGAACCGCGCCGCGCATCGGACGCCACGGCATTGATGGACCCGTCTGCAAAAAGCACGAGCCGACCGGTCTTGCGCGCCTTCTGAACAGCCCCGCGGGAGATCCCCGCATGCTCGGCATAGGCGCGTTCAGACATACCTTCCATGGCGCTTGTATTGACCTCAAAATATTGAAAATAAACAGAAAAATCTGCCCATTTGAGTTGATTACACTTCGGTGTCGAGCGATTCTCACATCAAGCAAATTGCCTGATTGGAGGAATACAGATGACCCTTGCCACCCGCTACAACGCCGAAGCCAAACGCCTGATGCCGCACATGGCAGACGATCTCGCGGTTGACCCCGCGATCGACAACGCCGGCCACATCGACGAAATCGTGTTCCGCCGCAGCGAGTACCTGGGCGGCATGGCGGCGGTCCTCCTCGCGCTGATTGAACAGCAGAAGTGAGGGCGATCCTATGAGCACCCGCGCACAGATCGCCATCCAGACCGGGCCCGAAGAATGGGCGCATGTATATGTCCATTACGATGGCTACCCAGCGCACATGCTTCCCGCGCTAGCCGCGTGGACGCCCGAAGACATCCTTGCCGCAAGGGAAATCCGGCAGGTCAGCGCCGAGGCGCTGGATTGTTTCAACCCGCCTCGGCCGCCCCGGTTCCTCTCGCGGCCGACCTGTGAATTGTCCCATCTCTACCTCTGGCAGGACGGGCATTGGATCGATGCGACGGATTAAGCGCAGTGATCAGATAGCAATTATAGTGCTCTGATTTTGCTACGTTAATCGGCTCTTCAGAGCGATTGTGATTGCACCAAAACGATGCAACTCACCTGAAAGGCCCACGCCATGACCACACACTCCATCCCGCCCAGCCGCAATGAGGATTACGGCTTCTTTCGCACGCTGACCGTCTGCCCTCAGCGCGACCGCCGCAGCTCGGAGGTCTGGAGCCTTGCTTCTCGCCTGATCGCTGAAGCCATTCACGCCGACAGCGAAGACGAGATGATTGGCATCCGCAACTTTCTGGATAGCCGCATCGGTCGACATTTCGCCGACGATGTGGTCGGCAACATGACGGGCTGCGGCATTGGGCTCGAGGCTGCTATCGGCTCCGCGATCCGCCGCTGGCAGGGCTGGCGCATCGATCGCAAGACCGAACGTGAGCACGGCATCCCCGCGGGGCTGCCTTATCTGACTGGCTGGGTGCAGTACTTCGCCGTCACGGCTGCGATGGAAGATGCCAACTGATCTGCTTCCCGAAACATTCTGAATAGGAGCAAACGATGCCCAAACTCACCGATACACAAACCATTATTCTCACACGTGCCGCATCTCGTCCCGGCAATTTGGCCATGCCTCTGCCCGACGGGCTGGCTGGCGCTTCGGCCAAGATGACCGTCACCAAGATGATCGAGCGCGGCTGGCTTGAAGAGGTCGATGCCAATCTTCGTCGTCACGAACCGCTCTGGCGTGAGACCGGCGATGGTCATGGCACTACCTTGATCGCAACTGAGGCGGGACTTGATGCCATCGGCATTGATCCGGTTGTCGCGAGCACGGTCAGCAATATCCGCAAGGCTCGGCCAGCGGCCAAATCTAAGGAAGTGGCCGCAGGCGCAAGTGAAGGCCCTAAGCTGGTTTCTATCCGGCAAGGCACCAAGCAGGCCATGTTGATCGAAATGCTACAGCGCCCCGAAGGTGCCTCGATCACCGAGATTGTTGAAGCGACATCTTGGCAAGCACATACGGCGAGAGGTGCAATCTCTGGTGCGCTCAAGAAGAAGCTTGGCCTGCCAATCACTTCTGAGAAACACCCCGAGCGCGGCACTGTTTACAAATTGGACGCGGCCTGATTCCGCCAGTCATCGCCAGCGCTCGAACAGCCGGCGCAGCGCATAGCTGCGCAGAAGCGAGATCATCACGAACATCGCGCCGATCGCGAGGTTTTCGTTCAGGCTTACTTTCAACCCGAACCACGGAAACACCACGATCTGCGTCAGCACGGCCAGCGCATAGCCCACCGCGACATTGGTGATCGCCTCGATCAGCGATTGGCGTCGTGACTGCATCACGCTGCCAGGCGCTTGGACTTGAGGCTGGCGAAACTCTCCCCGCTGTCTGCCAGAACTGCCTCCTCGCCGGTGAAGGCTTGCCAGCGCTCGATAGCGACATCGACGTAAACCGGGTTCAGCTCTACCCCGTAGCAAATGCGCCTGGTGGTCTCAGCCGCGATCAGCGTGGTGCCCGATCCCATGAACGGTTCATAGACTGCTTGGCCGGGGCTGGAGTTGTTAAGGATCGGGCGGCGCATGCATTCGACCGGTTTTTGCGTGCCGTGTACGGTTTCGGCATCTTGGTCCTTGTTTGCGATTTGCCAGAGCGTTGTCTGCTT